AGATCGGATAGACAGAAACCGGTATGTCAAACATATCGGCGTCTATGTTAAGTTCTGTTCCTACCAGTTTAAATTTTACTGGATTCGGCTCTGCGGAAGTCGCTTGTAAAAGGTGTAGTCCTTCCAGTACGCTATCCTTCTGACCGTTACCCCTTAATGTACTTAATGCGTCTACAGACCCTAACATACTACCCCTTCTTTCTACTTAGGTACCTTACCAGATGTTATTTTTATAAAATCTTTATGTGAATAACTGCTTACTTCTTATACAGCTGGAAGACTATTTTTTACTGTTGTCGTATTGGATTTCCGGTATATCTTCCGTAGCTGTAAGGTCAAAGTCCAGCTGTATAGCGTCGTCGGCTAAAAATGTATGTGATACGTTTCTTACCCAGTAGCCACCGACCATACCGGTATTTTTTTCTTCTACGTAAATCGGGTCGCCTACGAAGAACTGACCCATAGCGCCATCCGAATTTAAGCCGGACATATTCATGGTAGAAGTAATCTTAGATAAAGACTTAAGCTTTTGTTTTGCCATCTTAGATAAGTTTTTATCCTTGTCGCTGATTTCTTCGTAATACTGGGTATTACCGTATAAGGCTTTATTTTTTGCATTAACCTTTGTGGCCGTTTTTCCAGTTTCCCGGTTAATCAGCTTTACCGTGTTATACATTTCTTCTATGCTACGTTCTCTACTGGCAGATATAAGGTTACCACCTGTTTTAAACGCCCATATCATTTCTGGTACAGTACGTCGCTTTAACAGTATCCCGTTATTTACGGGGTCGTATCTAAACCAAAATTTATCTCCGCCGCTATTCCACGTCCTAGCTAAGACGTCTACCGTAATTTTATCTGGGGCGCCTTTCTTATACAGGACGTGGGAAATAACAACGTTCGTGTTTTCCAGCTTATATACCTTTAATCCTATCTTTTTCGCCATGCTCTTTATGATCTGAGTAGCTGTCTGATTCTTAAAGTAATAATCATCTTCGTGTTTCCCAAACAAAAAAAGCGGGTCATATGCGGTTATACTGTTTGTTCCGTCGTGTTCCTCTTTCTGCTTTTTTATCTCACCGATAAACCAGCGTTTCCCTTTATAGAAAAGTTCTACTTTGTGGGCTAAAAGGTCCAGGCGGTTCCCGTATAAAGACAGCTTAAAAGTCAAGGTACGGCAGCAAGCGTTAAGCTGATCTTTAATAACTGGGTTATCAGCAAGGACACCCGTAAAGTCGTTTCCATCTATTTTAAGCTGTAGTTTTCCCATTGATATAGCCTACCTTTATATTTTCTCGCAATCAGAAGCATTAACCCAACCGTACACCATAGCCCCGCTATAATGTATAAGGTGGTATGGGTGCTTATTGCTGTTTACAATCGTACAATTACATTTTGCCTTTCCGCGTGTTACAGTTGGTCTGGAAGCGTCCGAAGAAATATAAACCGGTCCGCCCTTAAACTGTACCTTGTCGCCTTTCTTGATCGCGGTCTTTTTCTTGTTTTTGGAAGTCGAAGGTTTAGATACTGGTTTCGGGTCCCTTTTCTTTACAGTGATATACTTTTTCGCCTTTACTTTCACTTGTGGAAGTTTTACGTATTCTTTAAATTCCAGATCGTAGTAGTAATCTAACTCTTGTCCTTCATAGTCCCCCTGGAAGGTTTTAATCTTCATGGACCTATTGATATTCATAGCCGGTATGATAACCTGTACCACAGTTCCAGCGTTCTTCCATTTGTTTATAGTATTGATATACCATTGTACTGTTTTTAAATTCTTGTTATTGCAGTACGAAGCGTCATATCGGGAAGGAAAGAAGGACGACCAGCTAAGGCCGTCCAAGCTTTTACCGTCGTTAAAATCGACTTCTCCCTTTCTCCATATGGTTACTGTTTTCGGCGTACTGCTACCATCTGATACGTTGACTTTTGGCGGTATAACTGGAATGTTCAGTATTACGCCGCCACCTTTGATAGTTATATTAACTGTCTTATCACCTTTCATTTATAACAATACCCCCAGGTCTGCGCTACTTATTACTTCGTCAGCGCCTTTCAGTTCCTCTATAAGTTCTTCCAGCAACTCTTTTACAAGCTGCTTTTTGTCCTTGTCGCCGGTATCGTTAAGAATGATCTTTTCAATTACCAGCTTAATTTCTTTTTTCAACGTTTCCGCTTTACTGCTTCCTGTCGGGCTTACCGGGATATTTCCAGCTAAAGCCGGAACATCTGATAACGTACTCTGTACTTCCTGTACCGGGCTGTTTCCCGAATTGTACGTTACTGGTGCGGTTATACCGTTAGCCAGCTGTTCGGAAGCACTTTGTACCTGTCCTACCATCTTTTCAATACCGATAGCCATACCTTCGCCGGTATACTGTCCTATTTTCATCATTACCCTTGACGGTGAATGAATTTGTAACGCCGACTGTATAGTAGAACGTACAGTAGACGCGATCGCCTGGGCCTGTGCGTAGATCGCACCAGCACCAGAAGCAAGGCCAGAAGCAAAACCAGCGGCGGCGTTATAACCAGCACTGTAAAGGTTAATACTGTTAAAGGTTGCAGTTACAGCATTTACTACAGTCTGTGCGGCGGATACCGCTGTACTGGTTCCTGCAAGAATACCAAGGGCTAACCCCTGTACTGTCTGAAGACCTGTACTGTTTGCTGTAGATACGGCGGTAGGTGTCATACCAGTAATACC